TTTGCACGGGATTTTGACGATGTAGCCATACTTATCTATTCCTACAGAGTAACACTTTATTGTACGTTTCTTATTGAAATCATGTGGATGCACTACATAAACATACAAATCTCTATACGTAGTAAGTGGGTGCGTTGGTCTAAAACGCGGTACAGGTATTCTGGAGGGTTTAGCTCTAGGGATTGGGGGTTTAGGTGCTGTGTATCCTGCGTACCTGTTAAACAGTTCTAAATCTAAAATTCTTACGTACTGTTTTATTGCTTGATCTTGATCGTGGGCTGTAGCAGTGCCCATAAACACAAAAACGCTAAGAGCGCCGCTTAACGCCCTTAACGTGTTTTTGAGATTTAGGAGGAGATTTTGTTGAGCCACCGTCACCAGACCAAAATAGTTTGTTAGCCCAGTATGCAGCAGAAGTCTTGCCCTTTGCAATGTTTTTACCATGTCTAGCCTTAAAAGATTTACGGGCTTCAGCCGAGTAGTTGTGACCCATCTTTTGATCACCAAAGCGAATAATCCTAATGCTACCACCATCGCGTATAGCCACAATACCCTTTTTAGTAGGGTGATCGGGAGTTCGCTTTGGTTTATTAAGACCAGTAAGCCCGTAGCTCTTGAGCTTTTTTTGTTCTGATTCGCTAAGTGACAATGTTAAATACCTTTGGTTTAAGTTATTTAAGTGTTAAGGGTGTTTCCCCCTGCGGGGCAAAACACTTATAGCATACCTTAATATAAAAGTCAAGCGGTTTTTTACTTTGACCATTCTTTTCTGATGTATTTTTGCAACAGTACGCTTTTAATAAGTAAGTCTTTATTGATCTGTTTTGGGTTTTCTTTAACTAAACCCTTACTCATCTGCACAATATCATTGGCTTGTTTGAGCATGTACGAGTGTTCAAAGCTAACATTAGAAGAAAACCAACCTATAATGTTTTGTCGTGTTCCTTTGGTTATTTCATTTACACCATGAGGATACATAACAGGAAACACTGCAATCTCACCCGCCTGTAGCTTGTAGGCTACCTGACCCGCTTCTCCATCAATAACAAGCTCTCCACCTTCGTAGTCGCTGTCAAGTGAGATTGAAAACCCGTAGTCGTACCAGCCGTTATCAGTAGGGTTTTCAAAAGGGTCTACATGAAAGCCGTAAAAGTCGCCAACAGAATATTTATTAGCGGCGTACCAGTTAACTATATTAGGATTATAAATGTTATTTATTGTGGTGTTAGCTAGAAAAAGAGTAGAAAGAAACTTTTTAAGTTTACCCGGTATAGTAGTTTCTGCATTTTCTTTTACATTGTAAAGCTTACTTATGTTTTGAGTTTTTTTACCATCTACATAAGGAACAGTCTCAAGTTGTTTTTTGCAGAAATCAACACTTTCGTCAGTTAACAATCTAAAGTGCATGTCACTTACCCCATAACTTTTTGAGGTACATCTGGACTAGTGTAGACTTAACAAACAACTCTTGGTCTTTTTGCATGAGTCCGATATTTACTTCATACAAATTCTTTAGTATGAAAGACTGCTCGTAAGTAACATTAGAGGAAAACCAACCGATGATGTTTCTTCGTGTGCCGCTTGTAACCTTCTGTACCCCGTGAGGATATATGATAGGGAAGACAGCAATCTCACCGGCAAGGAGTTTATGTGCAATTGGCCCTACATCTGTGTGTAGTAAAAACTCTCCACCTTCGTAGTCACTTGTTAGAGAAATAGAAAAACCGTAATCAAAAAAAACATTGTTAGATTTTGGTGTTGCTTTAAAGGAATCTACATGAGTATCGTAGTAATCCCCTTCTTCGTACTTGTTGTAGAAATTTACTGAAACTCTATTAGGACAGTAAACAGAATCTATAAAGGCATTGTTGTATAGTAGGCTAACTAAATACTTTTTAATGTCTTCAGGAACAGCAGAGGTTTGCTCGTTCTGTTTTACTTTGTAGTGTTTGCTTAGAGGTTGAGTAAGGTTTCCGTTATCGTAGTCTTTATCTTTAAATGTAACATTGCACTTTTTTAGCGCATCTTCGTCTAGTACTTTTAGAAAAAACATATATACCCCATAAATTGAACATAGCAAAAAGGGACAGGGTTTTTATACGGAACCCTGCAAAACCTTTAGTTAGATTACGTACCCGTTGCGACCGTCGCAAGAGCATTAATCGGGTTCTTTGAAATGTCCACAAGAACAACGTGAGCGCGGAAGCGCCAAGCAGTCGTCTTTGCGGATGCCGCGTCAATCACAAGAAGATCAAGTGTATCAGCAGCAGTAGAGATATTGCCAGCACCAGCAGCCTTCAGCGTAAACTGAACACCAGCAGCAGCGTTAGACACGCCACCGTCAACTAGTGAATCGACGTCACCACCAGTAAAGCCCACATCAAACGTAATCTGTGCATTACCAGAAGCTTCAAGAGTTTCAATACACCCACCGATAATCATCGAATCGGCAGGGATATCAAGAAGCTGAACAACATCGCCCTGTTCAAGGTCAGTGTTGTCAACCGCGTCAATAACCTGTGAGGTAATGACATAAGGAACAGCAGCATTGGATGGATGTCCAACCGTGCCGCCCGTACTAGAAGTGTAATTATAAGTAGCCATTTTCTATGCCCTCCTTTAACTGTCTAGATCGGTTACACCGACGAGCGCGCCAGTAAAACCATCGCCAGAACCACGGAGAACCTTACGTCCAAAAACGTGAAGGCCACGAACAATATCAGCAAAGCTGTTCGGGTCACGAACAACTTCCGTCTTGGCAATTGCCGAAGCAGTTGCACAAGCACTCATGTGCCCAGCAAGAGCAAACGACTCACCACTGGTGGCAACAGGACCAAACGTGGCCGTAGCTGTCGTACCAAGTGAACCAACAACCATTGCGTTGGACTGATAAAGCGTGAAGCCATGAACCTTACGATTGGTAACTTGACCATTCAGAAGAGGACTCATTGACTCGCCCGTAACACTCGCATCCATCAACTTGGAATCAGCCTGACGAAGAATTTCGTAGAATTGCGGCGGAGCCACAAACCAACGATTCTCTTCAGGAACATCTTCCTCGTCAAGAAGGCGAGCAAATTTAGCAATATAGTTGGCAAGTTCATCACCAGTATTGCCTGAAATAGCAGAACCAGCAGCACCAAGGCCAGTACCGGCAGTTGCGTTGTCAGCAATATTCTTTAGAATATTAAAATCATATTGCTTTTTAAGCGCGTATGCACCCGAAGAGGTAGCAAGCGCCTCAAAATTAACGTGACTCTGACGCTCTTCAATGTCGTCAACCTTAAAGGCAAAGTAGTTGCCCTGATCGACCGTGAGAGTGATCTCAGCGTCCGTAAGGTCTTGCGCGTTAACCGTAGAACCGCGAGTATAAGGGGAGACCGAAATCGTCGGTTCCTTAATAATCTTCACGGTGTCGCCATAGTTCTCAATTTCTCCCGCGTAGTCGGTGTTAGTGATTGCTTCTGCAACCGATGCACGACGGAAGTATTTTAGAACCTTTTGGCTATAAATAGCAGGTACGAAATTACCGTTAGGTAGATTTTCGTAACCGGCTGCTCCAGCATAAGCCATAGTTATCTCCTAAAATGTTATGTTAAGTTAAGGTCTAATTCTTCCTTCTCGACTGGCTTGGTCTAGTTCTTTTTCTAATTTTGAGAACTGTTCTGGGCGCATTCGAGAGATTTCATCAGAAGTCCAAATCCTTTTGTCTCCTTGCGGGTCTGCAATTTCACGGGTGCCGGAAGAAGTCCGTACCTGTTTAGCCGCAGAACTACTGTTTGACTTTTTAGATTTGGTTTTAATACCCTTATCCGCTTTATAAAGGTCTAGTGTACGAGCGGCCCATTTAACGTCTGTTGCGTTTGTTGTTACGCCGTTAGAAATGCTTTCGGGTTGTTCTCCCAACCAATCAATAAAGTCCTGACTGTCTTTAAGTTCAACAAAATCAGGGTGAATGGATAGAAGTTCTTTCTGAGCATTCCCACGTTCCAGATCACGTTCACGATCACGGAGGATTTCAAGATGTTCCTCAATGTCGCTTACACGAGAATCTGCTTGCATGTGTGCAACAGTCTCCACAATTCCAAAGATGTCAGGGTATTCCTCTTTAAACTTCTGAAGGTCTTCCTGACTTTTTGGCAACTTGATGTTTTCTTTTTTTGTTTGTTTACTAGAAACAAGCAAGTCTTCTTTTTCTTGTCGCCAATCCGATAACTTCTGATCGTAGTGTTTCTTGAGATCATCGTATCGTTTTTTAAAATTGTGATTACCGTTCTCTGTCCCTCCTACTTTTGATTTGCCGTCCGGGGTAGCCGATGCCTCGGTGTCCGTAGGTTCGTCAGGTTCGTCAAGACGAGTTCGGTAGTTATTTTGGTATGGGGTAGGTTCGCCTAGTTCCTCGTTTGTGTCAGGGGTATCAATCATAGTCACCTCCATGCGGGGCCATATCTCTATGGGTAGCCACGGTTGGTCTTCAAATGACAGGGCCAGAACGTTATGTTCTAGGTGGCTGTCGAAATTTTTGTATTAGTTAATAAAGCCGCCATCTGATCGCTCTTCTTGTTGTATGAAGTCTGATGTGGGGCTTTCAGTCATAATTCTTATTGATTCGTCGTAAAGTTTTCTAACTTCTTTAGAGGCAGCTCTCAAGTCAAAGAATCCTTTTGGGGCCATGCCTTTAACTTGCAATTCTTTTTCGCTGTACTTTGTTTCTGGCGTCATTCCTGCTAGTTTGCCGCCTGAGTTTTTTAAATAAACTTGTGATAAACGATCCACAGCATCAAAAATATGTTTGTTTTTATTGTAAAAATCTAAAGGAGTAAACTTATCATTTTTATGTTTAAATCTTACAGGGTCATGCTCTTCTAAAAACTCTTTAGCCTTTTCCATTCTTTCTTTATCTTCGTTAGCGTAAGCCTCCATATAATCTTTTACACGTATAAAAGTTTCTTCGTTTTCCCCGGATTTGCCAAAAGGAGTGCCATATTTACTTTCTAATTCTCCAAAAAGATCATATACCTTTGGAATTTTTTTATATGCTAAATGTTCAAGTTCGTGCCGAATTGTTTTATATTCAGTATTGCTAAGGCCCTTTACTATGTTTGATTGCTTGCCCATATTAACTACAGCAGTCCACAAACCTTCTCTATCTTCTGGTATAAAAGAAGACAAAGAAGAAGCAAAGGAAGGCGCAGTTTCAATAACTTTTTTTGCTTCTGGACTTGCTATACCTAAAGAGTCTAGGCCCCTTCCTTTCATATTAGGCATCCCATAAAGAGCTTTTCCATCTCCGTATCCCACTGCTGCCGCAGCAGATTGCTTTGCTATTCCTTCTACAATTTGGTCAAGTTCCGTTTCATCAGGACCACGCTGTTGTTCTGCAAGAAAAGTATCTGTTAAAGCTTGCGTGTCAGCGTCTTGAGAAGACATGAACCTTTGCTCTCGTGGCGTATCTTTTAAACTAGCAAGGGAACCTATTGCTGGTACTGGAGGTTTTTCTCTAGGCCGTACTAAATTTTTTTTTACTTCGTCACCATCTTGAAGTTTAATAAAGCCACCGTTTGCGTTTTGATTTTTTTGGCGGTTAAATTGTTCTACAAATCCGGTTTTTCCAAATACCTTGGCTGGATTTGTTTGTTCAAATAGATTGGCGGGCGCTGGTTCTTCAAGTAGCTTGACAGGTTCTTCTACAATTTCTTTTTTTGTAGCTGCGCTATCTTGAGGCAACGTGTAATAATCAAAAACTAAATTTTCTTGTGTTGGAAAAGTTATAGGCATCGGCTGGCTGCCCATACCGGGAAAATCTCCAGTGCCTTTGTTTTTAAAAAAGTATAACTTTTGAGAACCCTCAGCAAAAACAGAAGAGGGATTTTCTAAATACTGATCTACTAATCTGGCTGCGTTAGCATACTCTGTTGGTGTAGCTACAACTCTTCCAGAATTTAACAATTTATCTAAAGGCTTATCTACATCTTCTTTTGCTACTAAATACCTACTGTCTGAAGAATGCGGTGCGTGTACTTTTAAAGTATCAAATTCGTAATTACCCTTGCTATTACGATTATACACTGGCATAGCAGACGGTAAACTAAGACGATCATGTATTACTTTTAATGCATTTACCCCATCAGCCGTGGGCGTTTCGTTTTTAAACGCAGGAGCAATTTCCCCTAGCAAAATATTAATTGTTGCCTCTCGATTAAAATTTGGTGCTACACCACTAGAATCTTTTTTTTTACTTGGTCACCATCCTGAAGCTTAATAAAGCCACCATCTGCCGCAGTACGGTCGTTAAGGGGCGGCGAAACAGTAATAGCGGGAGCTTTTTCTGGAGCAGGTTCAATAGAAGAAGGCTCTTCATCGGGTACAATAGGATAAAGGTATTTTCCGTATTTCTTTATAAAGCCACGGCCTCCCGGAATTATTCTTTTTTCTTCAAGCTCTTTAAGTTCAAAGTCTAGTTCTAGTGCTTTTGGGTTATCATCTGGCATTCCTGTACGCGCAGCATTTAAAGCGTTTTGTATTTCGGATAATACACCAATATTATCTGTAGTCATTGGCGGCAAATCAGGACGAACTATTTCTTTTCCTTCTTCAGCACTTACCCTTTGTTTATTAGGCTGTACGAAAGAGTTGTACTGTTGTGAGTTAGTACTAGCAGCGTTAGAAAAAGGAGTGCCCATAGTAGGTTGTTGCGGTTGAGCATAGGTGTAGTTCTCGACGAAGCCGCCCTGTTGTAGCATACCTTCTTGAGCAGGGTTTGTTGCTGCATTAGCTGGGTCGTCGTAAAACTCGCCTCTAGTAGAACCATCGTTTTGATTTTCTATTGGTGGAGACTGAAGATCATGGTACTCACCTCTAGTAGGCCCAATATCTTCAGGATAATCAAAACCTACTTCTTGTCCTGCACCAGTGTACGGCTTTCCAAAAAAACTGTTTACAAAGTCTGTGACAGCCTTAATTGCAGTTCCTAAACCATCATTATTTTCTGGCGTCCCGTCTTTTAACGGTGTTCTCTGCATGGTCCCACCATTTGCCATGCCCATCATAGCCATAGCTTGCGGCTCAGACTGCACAGGAGCCTGTGGTGGCCCTGCTTGCTCTGGTGGCATCTGTAGCCCCATAAAAGTTTCTTGAGGCGGCTGAGAGGGCTGTGCTGGCGGTTGTGCTTCAGCTTGTTTCTTTTGGGATTCTTCTTGCTTCTTACGGTACTCAAGACCGCGCTCGTTCATGTCCTCAAGCTTTTTGTAGCCAATCTTCTCAGCAACCTCTGGCGGGAT